ATTAACGTAAATGTCACTAGCGCCAACCCACAAGAAGTTGTTAGAGCATTACAAAAGTATGTGCGCCTCAACGGAAACGTGCCGCTTAACACCAGGGGCATGTAATGGCAAAAATACCGTGGGTATTCAAAAACGACACCACAGGCGCAACTTTTACAACCAGTGTTTTGTCAGCAAATTACATGTATTTGCGTCAGTCATACAAAGACTATTTTGCTGGCGCACCCTTAACGATCACGATTAAAAACCAGGCTAATGAAGCTGCAGGTTTTACTTTAAATGACCGTGTAGACCTGTACTACATGGATGGTGCCACTAAAGTTTGGAACCAAAAGTATTGGGTAGACGAAATCCAGTTCACTGATTACCCAGGCAATGTGGGTTTGTCGACTGCCACCATTACTTGCATTGACTGGCTGGCCCGTGCCGCCCGTGTGTTAGGTGGTGGTTATGTCATTGGTAGCCAAACAACCTGTCAGCAAGTAGGCCGTTTGGCTTATGCTTCAGGTGGTCCTTTACCATCAGATATGTCTGTTGGTGTGGCAGTGGGCGCCAGTAACGGTGCCGCATATCAGGTTGACGATTCTTGCGTAAACTTTATTCAAATCAGCCAAATAACCGAAAATGGTAGTTGCGCCATGTTTGGGCAAACATTCCAACTGAACCCACGCACTGCATTAGTTATGGCTACCCACGCAGAATTTGGGCGTACACCATCAGCTAGCGTTTTGGGATACCAGACTTTTGATCGTATTCGTGCCGGTCAGTCAATGATTAACGATGTCGAAGTGACTTACGGTGCAGGTTCCACTATCAGTTATACAAATAACTTAAGTGCAAATGTGTACGGCAAGTATTCGGAAAATGTGACTAGCAATAATGTTGGGGCGGTAACTGCACAAAGGCTTGCCCAAATGCGTGCTTTGTATCAGGGCGAACCGACAAGCCAAAGATATGTTTTTAGTTTTGACGACCTGTCAAACGACAGCACTTTGATGGCTACCTGGCTAAACCTGTACAAAACGCAAGGCGCTTTTACTTATGACATGAATTATTTGGTGCCTGGTGCTTCAGTCGAAACCACTGAACTGATACGCCTTGAAGGTGTCCATATTGACTTAACACCCGAACGAACCACCTTTACGGTTTACGCCAGCCCATTCGCTTATTACGATATGTTTGTACTAGGCACACCAATGGGTGTTCTAGGCAAAAACCATTTAGGGTGGTAAACATGAAAGAGAACCAATAATGGCAACTCCCCCACTGTTTATAGACGGCGAAATACTCTACGCTTCACAATTAAATACCATAGGCATGTATCTAGTCAAAAGTCAGACAATCGGTAGCGCTGTTTCAAGCGTGACCGTCACTAGTGCCTTTACCGCCGACTTTGATGATTACATGATTACCGTTACAGGCGGAACATTTAACACCAATTTGGTTTGGGGTGTGTTCCAATTCAACGCCGGCCATACCACTGGGTACTACGGTGCTGCAGAATTTATTGACACCGCAGGAGCAGCAACTGCGCAAGGTACATCAAACCTTGGCCGTTTACTTGTGACTCGATCATCAACCACTAACGCAGGCGTTTCGTCTTGGGTAGTCAATGTTTCTAGCCCAATGAAAACTGTTCGCAAAAGCATTTGGGGCCAGTGTTCTGGTGGAAACATAGTGACCCACGGCGGCTACTACGACTCAACTTCTACATTTAGCCAGTTTGTGTTATCACCATCGGCAGGCACTTTAACTGGTGGCACCATTCGTGTTTACGGAATGAGGTACTGAGAATGACCATTGACGAATACAAAGCCCTGTACCCACAGGACACTGTTTACATTCAAGTGGACGACACCGAACGCTTAATGACTGACGAAGAATACGAAGCATGGGTTATTAACAGCGTTTACAACATCAACAACCTGACGACATGAAAACGATTATTGCTGTTGCTTTACTTGCCGTAGCGTTAATGTTTGTTGTGACAAGTTGCAACGACCGAACCCGTGACACCTGCGAAACCAAACCCACAGCCACAAGGTGCGAACAATGAAACGATTAACTAACAGCGAAATTAAAGCAAGACTTATTCTTATAGTGGGTATTGCCTTAGCGGTTGCGTTCCTAGGTTCGACTGCAGCTCTGCTTTATGGCCTGCTTTTTGTTGTACAGCCAATTGACAAAGTTTCGCCTAATGACGACAGCGCATGGGCGCTGTTATCACCCATGATGTTGTTTCTTACTGGCGCCCTATCAGGAATACTTGCCAGCAACGGACTTAAAGACAAGGAACAAAAAGATGACTAGCCGCCCGTACACAGGAAACAAAGACGCCGTGCACGCCCAAAAGCGTGAAGGCACCAAAACGTTTGTTGACTACTGTTGCTACCTTTTTGGCGTCACCAACATAGGCATTTTTAATGACCGAAACATGGTTGGCACCACACCACCAAAAAAGTCTGTACACGCCACCTGGCGTGCCGTAGACCTCAAAGGCACCGAAGCCCAAAGAATCAAACTTATTGACTTCCTATACACGCACCGTGACATTTTGTGTATTGAAGAAATACATGACTATGCAGGTAGTTACAAAAAGAACCCTTTGGGCTGGGGCGCTGGCTACCGTTGCGACCGTGACGAATGGAAGGTGTACGACAAGAACACTATTGGCTCTAAAGGTGCCCAATGGGTACATGTCGAAGTCGCCCCACTACTGGCCGACCACCCTGATGTTTGCCATCATGCTTTTAAAACTATATTTGGTGCTTGACATAGACCTACCGAATCGGTAGACATACCCCGACCTGACCCCGACTGAAGGACACCAAAATGAATGTAAAGCGTTTTTTAGGGCTAGCCCTATTCACCTACCTAATGTGTGCGGCGTTTGCAGTAGCCAGCCAAAAAGACACCCCACCAGACACAATGCCACGAACCGTAGTCACGGTAACTCTGGGCGACCTGACACCCCAGCAGCTGCAGGACCGTGCCGTAGAGCTGACAACCACCACCAGCACCAGCACCACCACGTCGACACAGCCCACCACCCGTGTTGCTTATGTTGACCCAGCCACTAAATGCCAAGAATGGTTGCCGGTGGCCGTATCGGTTGGGTGGCCCAACAACACCGAAACGCTAGAAAAACTAGGCCGTCTGATTTGGAAAGAAGCAAGGTGCCAAAATGTTAGTTATTTGCACCCACAGTTCAACGGACATGACCACGGACTGGTTCAGGCAAACCAAATTCACCGTGCCTGGGTAGAAGAACTGTTTGCAATGCCGTTTGAAGAATCTATGTCAGACCCAACACTAAACCTGCGTTTCGGTTTCCTGCTCTACGACACCATTGCCGAGACAGGCGCATGCGGTTGGAAGCCATGGAGAATGTGCTAGGCAATGTTCAATGTTGACCGCCCCGACTGGCAACAATCAGCGAACTGCAAAGGAATTGACACCAACCTGTTCTTTCCTGGCAACGCCCAAGAATCAGCACAAGCTAAAGCCATAATCAAACCGATTTGTGAAGCGTGTGTAGTGTTTGAGTATTGCTACGCCTACGCCGTGTCATTCCCCGAAAAGGCTTTACAGGGCATTTGGGCTAACACCACAGACAACGACAGGCGCCGTATCCGCTACATTGCCACACCAGTTAGTTATCGTAGAAAACAACCCGACCAATGAAAGGCCCGACATGACCGAACAACTAGGCGAAATGACTGCGGCAATCGCCAAAGCCGAAATTGCTATGAAGGCCGCCGCTTGGCAGTTAGAAAAGCAAATGGAAGATATCGCAATGCTCAGGAAAGCATTGTTTGAACTGGCTTATGTAGCCGAAGAAAACGGTATCTATTTGTCGAATCTGACTAAGCAGACACAAGACGCCATTGTGGCCATGCGCCTGGGCGGTTTCAAATGATCTGTGAACTATGCAAAACAGACTTGACCGCCTTTGACATTCGCATGCAAGACCTTTTGCAAGGCATTTGCCTGAACTGTGGCAAAGCAGGCGACTGGCAACACATGACCCCTGAAGAATCACGGCGCTGTTCAGAACTACACGCCTGGGCAAACATGACGCCTGACCAACGGACCGCCTACGACCGAAACAGGGGCAACTAATGGACCTGTCAAACTATGTCGACGTGCCAACCCGTTTTGCAGCTGCACTAGAACGCTGGCCCGAACTACGCATAGTTGAGAACCGACCCGAAGTCATCACCGTGGGCGACAAGGTTTTCATAGCCGTAACCGTGCAAGTATGGCGTACACCTGATGACCCGATACCGGCACAAGGCACTGCATGGGAACCAATACCAGGCGCCACACCGTTCACACGCAATTCAGAAATGATGAACGCAAGCACATCAGCTTTGGGCCGTGTCCTAGGTTTCATGATGTCATTCGGTCCCAAAATGGCTAGCGCCGAAGAAGTACGCAACCGACAAGAACCCAGCACCCCAGCAGTACTTGCCAAACAGCCTCAAAATGTGCGTACGCAGGCGCTAGGCGCAAATGCCAACAATGCACCATCTGAAGCCCAATTGAAGTACCTACGAGGTTTAAATTACGAAGGCCCAGCCCCTGAAACTAGGGCAGAATGTACGGCCCTGATTAAAAGGTTGGCACCGTAATGCCGTTGGTGACTTTGACGGACAGTCAAATGGTTGTAGCCATTAAAGAAGCTGAACGCCGCATGGAAGCAGGCCGCAATCAGACTTCACGCACATTTACAGGCATAACGCTTACCGAAGAACTAAAACAACAAATAGATGTGCTGGGCGCTGTCAGTGAAATGGCTGTATCACTTTATTTGAAACTGCCCTGGACAGGCAAAGGCAAAATTGGTGCCAGTGATGTTGACCGTTACGAGGTTCGAAGCAGTCAACGAAAAGAAGGCAAAGACTATTATTTGTATATTCGTGAATACGACAAAGACGCTGTGTATATCTATTGCGTAGTTGACGGGCCAAAAGTTGTTATTGCTGGCTGGGCCACAGCTGCAGACGTCAGAACTAAAGGCCGTTTGCTGTATGAAGATAACCAGTGCTACGGCTTACCCAGGCAAGAGCTATACCCCATGGAAACCCTGCGATGAAAGAATCAACATTTCAGAGCAGTGTCATCATGTTGGCTAAGTTGCACGGCTGGCTAGTTATGCACACCCGTGCTGTGGAAATCCGCCCTGGGGTGTGGAAAACCCCGTTACAAGGTCATGCCGGATACCCAGACTTGACACTTGCCCATTCAACTAGGGGCATTATCTTTGCCGAACTCAAAAGCGACATTGGCAGAGTTTCACCCATGCAAAAAGCCTGGCACGAAACATTGTCAGCTGCAGGTGCCGAAGTGCATGTGTGGCGCCCCAAAGACCTACACGACATCTCAGACCGACTAGCCAGGAGACCCGACCATGACTGAATTTCACCAACCCATCAACCCAATGCGTGTAATTACAGGCGACGACGAATACACATTCACTGTTCCTGTGTTTGCTATCGCTATATCAAACTCACATGATGTTGAATACCTGACCATCAACGGCAGCTTCTACCGAACTGCCACAATCAAGTTCGCCGAGATCATGTACAACGGCACCTGGGTACGACTCGAAACACGGCACCACCCACACACCTGATACAGTCCCAACACAATTTCATTAGTCGCATGGGTGTACCACGTTTGTAGGTGGCGGGCCGTAAACAGGGGAACCTGGGTAGACGCCCATGCACCGATGTGGGCGAACAGCGTTTCCAAACGGCACAAATGGCGAATGGTTATCCACCGAACAAAACTAGACAGGCTTCCATGGGCTACTTGCCCTAAATAGTGGGGGACACAAACCACCCAACACTGTGATGGAATAAGGTAACAACTGAGCCTGCGAAGGCGTTAGTTCCCTTGACCTTAGGAGTACCCCGACAATGCCTAGACAACACACCACCAATGACCTGACCTATCGACGCAACAGACAGACACTGCTTGCCGATAACCCACCCTGCTACCGATGTGGCAAACCTGCCGATACCGCAGACCATATAGTGCCTGTCTTTCAAGGCGGTGGGAACGAATTAGAAAACCTTCGGGCCGCATGCCGAAAATGCAACAGCACCACAGGCGCCAGGGACAAAGCCAAATCAGACGCCCTACGCATACAAGAACGCAATAAAGCCATAAACCATTTTTTTGACACAAATTTAAAGCCCCCGACCCCTTGCTTGCAAAACATTTTGGGCGAAACTGGCGGTAACCAGCCCGAACTGGCCGTGCTTGAAAAGCATTTACCGAGACTTGAAACGGTCGGCTTGAATCAGCACAGTTTTGGGGAGGGGATTTCTCAGTGGGCTACTTTGCATATGGGCATTGAACTGATGGCCTGGCAAAAGCATGTGCTTGCTGGTCAGCTGTCGCACGACGGTTTAGGAAACCTGCAGTTTCGTGAAGCTCTTGTGTCGACTGCACGTCAGCAGGGTAAGTCTGTTGCGTTGCAAGCGTTGATCGGTTGGTGGCTTACTGATCTGGCCGCTATGCGTGGCAAGCCTCAAGCCGTGCTTTCTGTGGCTAACAAACTTGACCGTGCCGAAGCCATATTTGGTTTTATCGCCCCAATACTTGTGGACAAATTTGGCGCTAAAGCCGCCAACGCTATGGGCCGTAAATCCATCAAAATGCCAGACGGTTCTACTTGGGAAGTTAGAGCTGCTACACCCAATCTTCACGGCGGTAGTTACGACTGTATTTTGATAGATGAATTATGGAATATTTCAGCAGCTGTAGTCGACGAAGCGTTACGACCTAGCCAAATCGCCAGGGGCAACGGTGGCCCACTACTCAGCATGTGGTCAACGGCAGGCGACGAAAGCAGTGATTGCATGATCGCTTTTCGTGAAGCCGCCATATCTGAGATTGACAACGGCAATACCGGCAACCTCTATTTTGCCGAATACAGCATGGCCCCAGGCAGTGACCCCCGATTAGAAAGCAACTGGATAATGGCGAACCCAGCGATGGGTCAGACAGTGACCGTTGAGGCGCTACGGGCAGTCAGCAAAAAGGACAGTTTTCTGCGTGCTCACTTGAACATGTGGGTGTCGGCCCGTGGTGCTTGGCTTCAGCCTGGTGTATGGGACAAACAAAAAACCGATATACCAATGCCGCCTGGTGGCGTGTTGGCTGTTGACACCGACCTAACAGACGGGCGGTATGTGGGAGTCAGGTCATCAGTGCTTGAATCCAAAGCCCATGTGTGTGTCGAATTTATGGTGGATACCGAAGATCAAATGTGGGAAGAAATAGAACGGGTCATGGCAGACACGGCCACCAGTCTGGTCATTACGCCAGCCCTGCATTTGCATTTGCCAAAAAGTTTGGAACGTCGAAGCAGCGTTATCGGTTACGGCGAACTGCTCAAGTATTCGGGCCTAATTCAAAAGATGATCGTTGAAGGCAAAGTAAGGCACCGTGGCGAACTGTCTTTGGCTGAACATGTCAACCGAAGCGTTTTAACAAAAACGGGCGGTGGCGTCGTTCTTAGTTCTCAAAAATCGCCTGGCCCAATAGAGCTGTGCCGGTGCATGGCGTGGGCTATTGCTGAATCGTCACGGCCCAAAGTTGTTGGCAAACCCATGTTTGCTGTATCAAAGACACCGTGACTTTGGGTCAGGCTATTGTTGCAATAGTCCCTGCTCTGCGTCGGGCAGGGCAGGGACACACCCCCGATAGGAAAACAGACCATGGGAATTTTTAGAAACAACAAAATTAACAAAGCTCAAATTTCACCCCAGGCTGAACCAACTATCCAAGCTGCCGCAGTTGGCGCAAATTATTTACGACAAAACCAAACAACAAAAACCATTGGTAATTGGTACACCTACCAGTCTGGCCTGGCTCGCAATCGTGCAATGTCAGTTGCCGCTATCAGTCGAAGCCGTGACCTAATGGCTTCAGTTCTTGCCAACATGGAACTAAAAATGTGTACCGAAATTTGGAATGGGCAAGAAATGGAAGTTGTCCCATTGGCACCACGGACATGGCTAAAACAACTTGACCCTGAAATGCCAAATAACTTTTTATTTCCTTGGATATTTGACGATCTTTTCTTCTTTGGGCGTTGCTTTTTGTATATCACTAGCCGCACAAAAGACGGCTACATGGCAAGCGCAACCCGTTTACCACAGGGAAGTATTGACACAGCCGACGCCGAAGGTCCAGTGTGGTTTGGTAAAAGCAAAGAAATCTATTTTAACGGTGGCGCTCTTGACCCTGCCGATGTCGTTCAGATCTACAGCCCTACGCAAGGCATGATCTATATGTCCGAACAAACCATAGCAACAGCTTTAAAGCTTGAAGACGCCAGGTATCGCAATGCGTCGAGCGCTATTCCTGCCGGTGTTCTTAAACAAACTGGTGGCGAACCGTTGTCCGCAACCGAACTTGCCGCACTGGCTGAAGCTTTTAACCAGGCACGGGCCACTAACCAGACAGCTGCACTAAACGAATTTTTGACGTACACAGAAACAAACGCAACACCCGACAAAATGCTGTTGATTGACGCCGCCGAATATCAAAGTAAGCAAATCGCTAATTTGTGCAATGTACCCCCGTATTTGTTGGGTATTTCAACAGGTAGTTACGCATATACAAATAGCGATTCTGCCAAATCTGACTTGTGGACTTTCGGCTTATCCATGTACGCCAAAGCAATTACTAGCGCCTTAAGTCAGCAACTGCCCCGTGGAACCTATGTCAAATGGGACTATGAAGACTATCTAAAAACTGAAGGTGCAGAAATGTACGAACCCCAACAACAACCCCAAGAAAACACACAAGAGGAACTAGCTTCATGATTCGTTTTACTTCAAACACATTTGCTGTCGAAGCCGCTGGCCCTGACGGTGAAGCACGCCGCACCATTACAGGAATTGCGGTTCCCTACAACACTTTTGCCACTGTCAGCGATGGCACCACGGTGCAATTTATGCCAGGCAGTTTGCCCGTAGAAGGCAAAGCGCCAAAACTGTACATGAACCACGACAGCACGCAAGCCATTGGCTTAGTGGCCGAACGTGTAGACAGCCCAGAAGCCATGTATTTTACAGCGAAAGTGTCAAACACCCGTGCCGGTGACGAAGCTCTAGTACTTGCCGCTGACGGCGTAATTGACAGCGTGTCAGTTGGTGTCAACCCCACAGAATTTAAGTACGACGATCAAGGCAACATGACCATTTTGGCCGCCGACTGGGTAGAGCTATCACTAGTCCCCACGCCTGCTTTTGCTGGTGCTACTATCAGTCAAGTAGCGGCAGAAGCGCCACAAGTCGAAACACCAAAGGAAGAACCCAAAATGGAAACAACCCCAGCCATTGTTGAACAGACCGTTATCCCCACGGCACCAATTTTTGCTCAGGCTAAGCGTGAATTTGCTATGCCAAGCGCCAGCGAAATGCTCGCCGCTTACCACGCTGGTGGCGACACCTGGCACAAAGTAAACGATGCTTTCGTTCAGGCTTCGAAGCGTAATCAGACTGCAATTCAAGCAGCAGCTGGTGACATTTTGACATCGGACACGCCGGGCCTCCTTAGCGTTTCGGTGCTCGGACCTGTCTTCCAGGATCTGAACTTCGTGCGCCCTGTCGTTTCGGCTTTTGGGGCAAGGGCAATGCCAAACACGCCAAGCCGTCAGTTCATCCGTCCGACCATCACCACTCACACTTCTGCAGCTGAACAGTCAGGTCAGCTTGACGCAGTGTCGGCTACCACGATGGTTGTTGCTTCAAACACTGTCACCAAGAAAACTGTTGCAGGTCAGGTCACCTTGTCACGCCAAGACATTGACTTCACCGATCCTGCAGCAATGCAAGTGGTGTTGAACGATCTCGCCGGTCAAGTGCTTATCAAGACTGACGACATTGCAGCCGACGCACTCGTTTCAGGTGCAACCGCTTCAGGTTCAACTTGGACTGTCACGGCCGCCGATCCTTCAGGATTGTTCACTGCGCTGTACGACGCCGCTCGAGAAATTGCGGAAGATTCAAACTTCTTCCCCACCCACTTGTGCGTGTCGCCTGATGTTTGGGAAAAGCTCGGCCGTCAGACTGACGCCGACAAGCGCCCCGTGTTTGGTTACAACGCCAACGGCATGATGACCACGAACTCAATCGGTAACGTCTCTGGTATCCAGTACACCAGCATGAACGTTCTCGGTTTGAATGTGGTCGTTGACAACAACTTCGCTTCCGGAACCATGCTCGTGGTTTACGCACCAGGCTTTGAAATATACGAATCAGGCCCGCAATTGCTCAGTTTGGACAACCCGAGCACGCTCGGCAAGAACCTGAGTATCCACCAGTACTTCGCCACGTTCGTTGCTAAGTCGAGCTTCATTCAGTCAATCACAATCGCCTAACTATCAGTCCGAAAGGCGGTTAGCCGGTCATGGCTGTTTATCAAGTTACTTTTCACCAGCGTTTAGACAATTACGCTGTTGTCCAAACATTGACCGAACCTGAAGTTAGTTTGGGTTTGCCGTTTACGCTTGCAGGCTTAGGCCACAGCTTGAACGGCACCCATAACGTTTACGATTTGCCGCCTTTTCTTTTTACTGGTGTCGATTCTCAAGGCAACTTGTTATTTGATGTCAACGAACCAATACCTAACCAAGTGTTGTTTTATGACGCAGGGGACGATCTTGACCGAAGCGCCGCTATCCCACAAGGCACCCTGACCTACACCGAGACCTGCAGCTGGACCACAGGAAACCAAATAGCCACCTGGCTGGGCATTGCGTTGGCTGGTGTAGACGAAACGGCTTTCTTGACTCAGTGTGCTAATAGCGCAAATAATTTCATATTTCGCAGACGTCAGGAGTCGGGCTACACGGATTCTTTAACCACCGTTCCTAGTGCAGACGTAGAGCTGGCCACGATTATGATGGGCGGTTCGATTTACCGTCAGCGCGGTGCTATCGACCAGTTCAGTAGTTTTTCAGATATGGGTACAGCTGCAGTTTCGGGACTGTCGCCACTAATCAAACAGTTAGCTGGTATTCCACGGCCAGCGGTTGCCTAATGACTGTATACACCGACCTGTTCAATGAAGCCATAGATGATCTTGCGGCGACCCTTGCCACGATCACTGGCATGCGTGTTGTCTTTGACCCTGAGAAGATCAACCCACCGTGCGTGTTTATTGACGCACCCAGTTTTGATTGCTACAACTACAACATCGTTACCATGAATTTTTCGGTAAAAGTAGTGACACTAGGGCCAGGCAATTTAGACGGCTTACGCAACGTTTTAGACATGTGTGCGAAGGTCCTAGCAAAGAATGTGGCAGTGAAATCTGGGCGACCTGGCTATATCCCAATCGGTGGCCAGACTTTCGCCGCTTATGACCTATCCATTGACGTACAAGCACAAGCAGGGTGACCCATGAAATACACAATTATTAGTGAACGTATTGGCACAGTAGGCGCAGAGTTTGTTCCTGGTGCCGGTACAAACATTGAAGCGTTACTAGCTCACGGGTTCATTAAATCTGATGAACCAGCCAGCGACAGCCCAGCCCCAAAATCTGCTAAAACTAAAGCACCAGCAAAAAAGGATTAACCCATGGCAACTTCGACATACCTTTCAAACCCAGGCGTAATGGTCAACAGCGTTTCTTTGACCGACCAATGCACCAGCGCCACTGTCACGAACATGGCCGAAGCTCTTGAATCAACAGCGTTTGGTTCAACCAGCCGTGTGTTCGTTGCTGGTCTTTACAACCAAGAAATCACGCTTGATTTGTACATGTCCTATGCGGCCACCGAAACGTACGCAACTCTTGCAGCTCTAGTTGGCACGACCACCACAGTAAAGGTTTCAAACACCGTTGCTGGTTTGACCACTGCCAGTGCCACGGAACCCCGCTTTGAATTAGTGGGCTGCTATTTAGAGTCGCTTCCTGTCATAAATGCGACCATGGGCGAATTAAGCACCATCAGCATTACTTTTAAGGGTGGCGTACTGACCACCGTTGTTTCTTGATCTAGCAACCCCAACAGCAAAGGCCCGACATGCAACTAACACTTAGAGTCGACCAGGGCGATGGCCCTGTAGAAGTAAGCACCAACCTTTTCACCATTGTTTCGTGGGAACGCAAATTTAAACGCAAAGCCAGCGACATGGCCAGCGGTATCGGCATTGAAGATTTGGCGTATTTAGCACACCAGGCATGTCAACAGCACAATGTGACTGTGCCGGTGGTGCTTGACGATTTCATTAAAAAACTGGTGTTACTTGAGGTAGTCAGTGATGAACCTGACCGCCCTACCGTGCCAGTACCTACCGATTCGCTTTAGCACAACTTTTAGCGGCGACAGGGTACTGGCCACCTGAAGTAGAGTTTGACATTAACGACTTAACAACGGTCATTAAGGTCATCAACGAAAGCCGAAAATAACATGGGCGTTAACACAACTTTGCAAGTCACTGGTGTTAAAGAGGCTGTGAAATATCTGAACCAGGTACAGCCTGGCTTTAGGAAAACATATATTGCCAATATGAAAGAAGTGGCTAGGCCGATGACCGACGCCATGAAAGCCAATTACGACGACAGCCTTTTTCCTAGTGGCACAAAACGCAATTGGGCGCAACGTGGCACACCAAAATTCCCTTTGACAGCTGCAGGCGCAAGGCGTGGCGTGGCGCTTCGAGTCAACAACAAACAGGGCAAAAGTGCTGCCATATCGGTTATGCAAAAAAACCCTGCTGCCGCAATTTTTGACATTGCTGGCCGTTCTAACAACAATCCTTTAGGCATGGCTTTTAGTACAAAGTTTGGGCGTAGTGCCAGCCGTGTTATCTGGCCTGCTTTTGAGGCAAACATTAACGAAATTATTGGTGGTATTCAAAAGGTTGCCGATGATGTTATGGCTGAAGTAAATAAGAACCTTAAGGTGATGTGATGGCCGCTATATCTATTCCGATAGTTACAGATTTTGACGGTAAAGGTTTAGACCGTGCTGTCAGAGAATTTCAGAAACTAGAAACAGCAGGCCAAAAAGCCCAATTTGTTATACAAAAATCGGCTGTGCCTGCTGCTGCTGCTTTAGGTGTTTTGACTTATGCGGCATTTGACGCAGTTAAAGCGTTTGCCGAAGACGAAAAATCTGCTGTTGCTTTAGCGACAACGCTTCAAAATGTTACTAATGCAACGGACAAACAAGTCGAATCTATTGAAGATTTCATTACCAAAACTTCTTTTGCTGTATCAGTTGCCGACGACCAGTTGCGACCTGCCCTGGCAACTTTAGTAAGGGCCACTGGTGACGTCACACAAGCCCAAACCCTTTTAAACCTTGCTTTAGATATATCAGCCGGTACAGGCAAAGACTTAGGTTCTGTCTCTGAAGCATTAGGTAAAGCGTTCAATGGTCAACTAGGACCGTTAAAGAAATTAGCCCCAGCGTTAGCCGAACTAATTGACGATGGCGCTTCAACTGGCGAAGTGTTTAGGGCTTTAAGCGACACATTTGGTGGTCAGGCTGCAGCTGCAGCAGAAACTGTGTCAGGCCGTATGGAAGGCCTAAAAATCCGAATGGACGAAGTTAAAGAATCCATTGGTGAAGCAGTCATGCCGATTGTTGAAAAACTTATGCCTGCTTTTACTTCAATGTCTGATTGGGCTAGTGAAAATACTGGGCTTATTGTTGGCATTGCAGGCGCTATTGCAGCCATTACCGCAGCAGTTCTTATTGCAAATGTGGCTTTAAAAGCGTATGCAGTAGCGCAAGCCATTGCTTCAGTTACCACGGCTGTGTTAACAGCGTCAACTTATGCTTTGTGGGCGGCAACTGGTATTGGCGTTATTGTTGCCATAGTTGCAGGAATTGTTCTTCTTGCACACAAGTTTGGTATTTTGGGCGATTTTGTAGATGGGGTCACCATAATTGCCGAGTATCTTTGGAACACCATAAAAAGCGGATACAACTGGGTTGTTAACAACTGGGGCTTAATGCTGGCAGTTATCGCTGCACCATTTACCGCAGGTATCGCCTTTGTAATATCGTTTAAAGACAAAATTGTGGGCATATTTAGAGGCATTGTTGACGCCACAATCGAAATCTTTTCTAGCATTGCTAACTCTATTTACGAACCATTCAAAACTGTTTTTAACGCCATTGCTGGTTTGTGGAATAGCACCGTAGGCGCTTTAGGTTTCACAGTTCCCAGCTGGGTGCCATTAAATTTAGGTGGCAAAACATTTGAAGTGCCAGACATACCCGTTTTAGGTGACGGGGGAATCGTAACGGGTCCGACCCTTGCAATGATCGGTGAACGGGGACCTGAGGCAGTCATACCTTTAAACGGTTCAAACGGTGGCATGGGTGGCAACACCATTAACGTAAATGTCACCAGCGCCAACCCACAAGAAGTTGTTAGAGCATTACAAAAGTATGTGCGCCTAAACGGAAACGTGCCGCTTAACACCAGGGGCATGTAATGGCAAAAATACCGTGGGTATTCAAACACGACACCACAGGCGCAACTTTTACAACCAGTGTTTTGTCAGCAAATTACATGTATTTGCGTCAGTCATACAAAGACTATTTTGCTGGCGCACCGTTAACGATCACGATTAAAAACCAGGCTAATGAAGCTGCAGGTTTTACTTTAAATGACCGTGTAGACCTGTACTACATGGATGGTGCCACTAAAGTTTGGAACCAAAAGTATTGGGTAGACGAAATCC